GCATTCCACTCAGGAATACGGTCTTGTATTCTTGCAATTAACTCATCTCGAAGAGAGTAGTAATCTCTTCCTGTATAGTCGACTGAGATAGGTATATTTGATGGTGGCGCAACGGTCATAGCAACTCCTCATAGATTGGATTAGCACCTTGAGAAAATACCAACCCAATGAGAGTGCTAACAACCTCATCGTTTGGTAAACCATAAACAACCTCAACAGTTAAAGTACCTGTGTAGGTGTCGCTTGTTACACTCGTTTGTTGAAGAGTTAATAGATCTAGTTGTTCAGCAAAGGCTTGTTCAACTGCTGCTTCAATCTCACTAGTTGCTACAGTTTCTGAATTAAACAAAGAGTAAGGAATGGTTGTTCCAAAACTTGGTCGCATCACTCTTTCTCTTAAAGTTGTTCCTAAAACAGACTTGACCCTATCGGACCAAATTTTAGATTGAGATTGAGTTGAAGCAACCCTCCCATAAGAATCTATGGAAAATGGAAGCGCAATTGCTTTTTGAGCCATTAGTCACCTCTCCATTTTCTAGGGGTTGTTCTGTATCCTGAAGACCCTTGTGAAACTAAAACTGTACTAGAGTTTAACGTAGTTTTAGTTGGTTTATTTTTTAAGTTTCCTATAATATCATTTTGTATATTCCTATAAGGAACAGGACCCGCAGATGAAGGCCTAAAAGCACTGGGCTTGTTACTACCCACGCCATCTGTTCTGCATTCAAAATCTACCTCATAACCTCCAGAAATAAAAAGATAATGTGTTGCTTTCTTTATGACCCAAAAACCATCCCCACCACCTTGTGTTCCACTAATTTCAACAGTTCTCCAAGGAGCAATTCTTGGATCTCCCTGGGCTTTGCCCTTTCCTGGTATAGATAATCTTCCTAATTGAGAGGCTGCTTCTGACAAAGACCTAGCCATAGCATTGCTATTTACCACGATACTTGTTTTATTTTTAGAAAACAGTGGGTCCTTAGTGCTTGCTCGTACTGACTTTCCTAATTTATTTGGTGAAGTTATAGAAGAGTACACTTTACCAGTTACAGGATCTACACCACGCACCGTATTCTCACTTCTGCTGTACTCTCCAGAAAGTTCAGGATAGTCTCCTACACGGGCTTCAAACTCATCTAGAGTGGCTGCTGCAAATTTATTAACTGGAGACACGAAAGAATTGTCGGAATACAAGACAGGTATTGTTGTCATAAATTGATTAATCATTTTATCAATTGGATGAAAATGTAGTTCTGTGCCCGAGACTTGAATTCCATAACCAATTGTTTCTGCAAGTTCATTTAATTTTTCCCAATAAGATTTCCCAGATAGAGATTGTTGTGTAAAGATAGTTTTATGTGGAGTAACGTTTGGTTTTAGTTTTGCTTTTTTAGCAATCTCAATTGCTATTTGAGGAGCCGTTTTGTTAGTCCAAATTTTAAGATCAGTTTCTTTTAAAGGATAGGATGCTCCTACACATTGAATTTTTGTTTCTTGATAATCTTGATACTTAATTGGTAAGGACACGGTAGTGGCATAGCCCACGAAACTTCCAGAGACCTTATCGTTCTTCCAAGTAAACTGAATTGGAGTTCCAGTCTTTATTGCTTTAAGAATAAAAGGAGTTAGTAACGTATATGTTAATTCCAGAATATCGTGCTTACCCATCTCTTGATGAAGAATGACCTGATTAGGTTGAGCCTTAAGAGACGGAAAATCAGGATAAGAAACTTCGTAATAACTACTAAGTCTATGTTGAGTTCCTGGACTACGCATTTGGAATCCTTAATTGAGTTCCTGGAGTAATTTCTTGAGGGTTTATAATCTCTGGATTAATATCTAAAATTCTCCACCACAAAGAGGGACTTCCTAAAAATTTTGTAGCAAGTAAATCTAAGCGGTCGGTTTCAACCCATTCATATATAAAGTATCCTAAATAAGAAGTTGGATAATTTCTAAAAACTGTTAGATGGTATTCCTGTTTACCTGCATGCCAAGCCTTAAATAGAGTGCCATCAACATACCTGCTATCTAAAAAAATCATCGGTTATCCTCTGGTTTCAATCCCACGTCATTGTATCTTCCACAAGATAGGGATACTTGAGAAAGAACAGGAACCATTCGATCATTAAAAATAGTATGACTAACGTTTATTCCATTTAATCTAACCAAATATCTTAATCCATCTCCTAAAAATAACTCTATTTGAGATCCAATTAAGAATCCCCAATCAGCACTCTTACCATTTAGAATGGTTTGATGTATTGCATTTGGTCCATTGATAACTCTAAATAAGTATTCAAGATCGTACATAGTTCCTTTTTTATAAATGGTTTTTAAATCTTCAACTCTACTAAGAGTATTAACTCCTGAATAAGGATTATTTTCTCCTGGTGCTAATCCATTTTCATCTAAGAAATCCATATCTCCAATTCTGTTTAGTAACAAAGTAAAATCAATAGTGGACAATCCCACACCACTTATAGGAGCATATTGCAGTCTTTGTACACTAACTGGGTTTACATCCTCTAACATTCCCCAACCCATGTTTACTTCAGTTGGGTTATACAAAAACTTAAAACCATACATTGTTGAATCTTCTTTATATATTCCAGTCTTAAATTTCCACTCGGCACTCTTTGTAAGATCAAGAGGCATTTGTATAGTGCCTTTTGCAATAGACTCACCAAACATATTTCTAGCATCTGTGTAGTTTCCCGCCCCAGTAACACCTCGTTCAGTGCTTCCTCCTTGAGGAGAATCTTGTCTAAAGTATGCAGACTGAATCATTGGTAAGTTATATACGTACCCAGTAAAAGGTTGTGGTGCTGGTGGCTCTGGCGTATCTTCTGTAGCAGGTTTAATCTTTTTTTGTTTTTTATTTGTATCTGGCTTCGTAATCCCAGAGTCTTTAATAGACGCATTAATTACTGCTTTATTTGCAGCAACTAATCCCGCTACAATATTTCTACGCTCTGTATTTACTCTTGCTTCATCGTCTTTTAGTTTATCTAGTTTTACTTTTTGAGTATTATAGAGTGCAAGTCCTGTATCAACTCCAGCGGTATTACCAGCGGCTCGTGCTGCTTGTATGTTGGCAGATGTAATACTTAGGTCTCTCTCAGCGAGAATAATTAACCTTCTATATTCATTTATCTGTATTACTAAATTTGATAATTGATTTGATTTACGGGCTTTGTCTCTAGCAGCAGCGGCATCTGCCACGCCTTTTGCTCTAGCACTATTTCGTTCCGCAATGATTTGATCAATAGTTTTAACATATTGATTTGGATTACTATTTTCTCCAGGCATTATTTACCTCCCACTTCTTGAAGGTCTTTATCTTTTAACAAAATGTCTTTTACTTGTTTAGCCAACTTATTGGCTTCTGCTGCCGACGCATTGGCTAAATTAACAGTTATATTTACTGTTTTGTTTCCCATGCTAGCCGAAGCGGTGCCAGAGGTATGTTGTAGATATTTACCGCTGGTATACGTAGTCCACGGATTAAAGTTTGTTCCACCTTTAGAAATATCGTACGCAATTCTAGCGTTTATAAATGGATCAAGCAGACTTTCTGGACCCGTATAACCTATTGATTTATACTTTTTTAAATAGGCTTCGTTACGTTTAACTCCCATATTAGGATTACGTGGATCGTTGTTTTCCATATTAATTTGGAACAAACCATAAGACTTATCAAGACCTTGCATATTTTTTGCTCCAGGTCTTCCACCAGACTCAGCCTTTACAACCCCATATGCCGTGTTTAAAGATGCTCCACTAAAACCAGCATTTTGTAAAGTTTGTAATAATTCTGGATCCATGCCAGCAGTCATTGCTGTGCCTGTTTGTGAAGTCTGTGCCGCATTAGCAGGTGTTCCAAACATATTTCTTAATGCTTGTCCACCAAGATAACCAAGACCAGATAAAAGACCTCCAGCAATTGCTCCAGGAACTGCTCCGACTCCACCAAAGAAGGCTCCACCAACTCCACCTGCAGCAGCACCAATACCAACGGTGCTTAAAAATCCTTGACCAGTCGCACCTGATATAGCCCCACCAACAACAGGTATGCGTTTTGCAGCCATTGATAGTCCAGCGCTTCCAGCCGCTGCAGCACTGCCTCCAGCAATTGCAGAAGCACCAGCCTTAGCGGCTGCTCCTCCCAGCATAGTTCTAACACCTTTTGCTACTAATAAAGTACCCGCTGCCCCAGCAACTCCTCCAACAACTCCACTAATTGCGGATCCAGCATTTGTATTTGAAAGTCCTTGAACAAATCCTTTTGTCTTAAAAAATCCATCTGGCAATTTTTCTAATTGTGCATTTAATGCAGCCGCTGCATTTGCTGCTGATTCAAAGCCAGCAATCATTGGCTCAGTACCACGTTCCATCAAAGAAGTCATTGAGGTAGCAAGTTTCATCGGTGCATTTTGTGGATTATCAGGATTAAATGGTAACTTTCCTAAATCACCTATAGGTTTACCAGCGGCCATGCTTATAAGCATTGGTTCTAATATGGCCCGTTGTTCTGGAGAGAACATCTGCATATCTCTAGAACCAAATCCTTCTCGTAAATTTATTGCCATACTTTCAGCGCTTGCTTTTACTCGACCACCCATAGTCATACGGCTGAAGAGTTGTTGAGCAATTGCTTCTGTAGAAAGAGGTTGTCCTGTATTTGGATCAGTTGTATTTATACCGTATTGATAAAGTTGTGCTCCCATTCTTCCAGTATGTAACCCACCGATAGCCTGAGCAGCAGTAGCATTCTGCATTCCAAAGTAACGACCAACACCGCCTACTTCACGCATCATTCTATTAAATGAAGATGTTCCTGGCATAAAGTTATAACCTTGAGAGAGCATCGACGCTGCGGCTACATCATCGCCAACTCCAGTTATGCCACCACCTAATGCACTAAAGGTGGCTGCAGCAACTCCTGCACGGTTCATCATTCCACCAGTACGTAGTGAACTCTGATAGAAGCCAGTTGCACGAGATACGGTCATACCAAGATCTGGCATCGCACTGTAGGCTGCTCCTGCAAGACCTAATCCAAGTTGGACTCCAGCAACACCTGCAGCACCTGTCTTTGAATAGATCCAAGGCATTGCATTGGTGCTACTACCCGCAGGTGTACCACCTGCACCATTACTAAATTGAGCGTTACTACTTCCTAAACCTAATCCAGGACCCATGCCAACACTTGGCATCATTATGCGACTTACTGAATCTAGAGACTTTGTTGCAACTCCAC